GAGCGATCTGATAAAAGATCACTTCCGTGAGTTGGCCTGGAAGAACCGTGAGCACCGGACACGACAGGTCGCATAACCGCGCCGCGCCTAGCCTTGACGATATCTCTCCCGGCATAGTTCCGGCGAGCAACGTCACTTCATCCGCAGCCAAGGATGAAGTCGCGCGAGCGGACGCTGAGGCGCGCTTGATCAAAGCAAGGTCGAAGGCGGAGCAAGCTTCTTTGGGCGCTATCGGCAGATTTGTTGGGGATGTGCAGAGAGCCACGCTCCTAGGTATTATGCTGCTCGTCTTCTTCGCCCTGTCTATCTTGGCTTTTGTGGCCTACAAAGACCAGACTCACGTCCCGGCACTGGTCGAGGTTGTTAAGGCCATCGTGTTCGCGGGGCTTGGCTACCTCGGAGCGCGCATCAGCGCGCAAGACAAGTAAGCCGAGCGCGTCTGTGTGCGTACTGCTTCGGCTGCGCAGCAGCCGATGCCTTTCACACCTTCTTCGCAGGGGAAGGTGGCTCGGCTCCTGCCTCGACTCGGGCCGCAGCTGTCCTGAAGACGGTCGGCTGCAACTGGCGCTGAGGACGACAGACCAACGCGATGCGCCGACCATTCCGGACCGCCGCATTATCCCTTCGGCTTTTCACCCTGTGAGCTGATGCAGTTCGCTTTTGCGACCCGCCGACCGTAGTCGCCTATGACCTCGGTGACCTGACCGACGGTCATCTGGAAGGTTTCTCGACCTGCCTCGCACGCCGCGGCGCTATCGAATTCGGCTGAACCACTGCTGACGCCGACAGCCCCGCCGGGGCCGGTGTTCATCACGACCCAGATCAAGATCCACTTCATCTGCCCGCCTCTTTGGTAGGTCCGCAGCGCGCCTCTCGGCGCGCCATCCGCCGCTTCGCGTTCAAGTGAGTCCGCCTCATGGTCAGCCTGAACACCATTCGAAGCGTCAAGGTGCGCTACGAGTCCGAGGGCGCCGAGAAGATGCGCCAGGATGCGGACACGGTCACCTCGTCTCAGAACCGCATGGGACAGGCGGTGAAGGAGGCGGCATCAGCCACGGCGCAGGCTGCCGATACCGCCGCGCACGTGACCGATACGGCCGTCAATCGTCAGATCTCTGCCTTGCGACGGCTTCGGCAGGAAACCGCTGCCATCGACAAGACGGTCTGGGGGCAGCAGCGCCTGGATCGAGCCTCCGCGGTCTTCGATCGCGCGCTTGGCCAGGGCTTGATCGACGCGCAGGAGCGAGATCTACGGCTTGAGCAGGCTCGCAAGCGGTATCTACCCGGCGGCAATGACAACGATCCGGGCGCGCCGCGGCGCTTGCGGTCCGACGAGGTCACCAACCTGATGTATCAGGGTGGGGATATCGCGGCACAGCTCGGCTCAGGCTCGCCCCTCGGGATGATCGCGCTTCAGCAAGGCCCGCAAATCGCTCAGGTCTTCGCCGGCCCGGGCGGCGCGAGCATCAAGGGCGCCTTCGCCCAGGCGAGCGAGGCGGTCGGCGGCTTCCTCGGCCGCATCGGCCCAGCTGGCGTAGCGCTCGGCGGCGTCACCGCGGCGGCGAGTATGGGTGCGGCGGCCCTGCTTTCGTATCGTAGCGCGCAGACCGAGGCGGAACGGACACTCGGCGCCCTAGGTCGGACGGCTGGCGTCACGATGGGGTCGGTGAACGCCCTGGCCTCGGCGCAGGCTCGGATTGGCGGGTTAAGCCGCCGGGAGGCGCGCGACATCGCAGCGGGCTATGGCGGCACCGGCAATCTAGGCTCAGAGATGATCGGCAGCCTGCTTGCCTCGACGCGCGAGTATGCCCGGCTGACCGGCCAAGAGCTTCCCGACGCGGCCAAGGAATTCGGGTCAGCCTTCGCTGAGCCATCTAAGGGAGCGGAGTTGCTGAACCAGCGGCTCGCGATCCTCAACGGCACGCAATTGGAGAGCGTTCAGCGTTTGGAGGCGCAGGGCAATCGCCTTGGCGCCCAGCGCGCGCTGCTCGCCGCGTACCGGGACGGCATCAGCGGCGTAGCGACGGAGGTCTCCGCCTGGGGCCGGATCATGACGACGGTCGGCGACTCCGTCAGCAACCTGTGGGACCGGCTTGGACGCACCATCGAGAAGTCGATCGGCGGCGGTACTCTGGAACAGCGGCTTGGCGCGGCGCTGAAGGAGCTGCGGCAGCTCGAAGCCCTAGGCCCGTCGGGAGCGCTGAGCGCGCAGGATCAGATCTACAACTTCGGTGGCAGCCGAGACGATCAAGTCGGACGGCTGCGCAACTACGTGCAGCAGCTTCAGGACGAGTTGCGCAAGCGTGACGCGACGAACGCGAAGGGTGATCAGAATCGCCTCTCGACCGAGATCACGGCCATCGTCCGCGGGCTCGACCCATCAGCGGTGGCGCTGGAGCGCATTCAGGATTCCGCACAGAAGATCCGCTCGAGTCTGAGCCGCCTACCCCTCGATGAGCAGCGTGCGGCTCAGAACGCCCTAGACGGCATGGTGCGCTCGTCCGAGGTTCTGCGCGACAACATGAAAGCAGGCGGGGAGCAGTTCGCCTCAAGTCTGCGTCAAGCGCAGTTCGAGAACCGTACGGTCGGCTTCAGTGGCTATGGCCGAGATGCGGCCCGGCTTGAGCAGGATTTCGCCGAACGGCGCCTCAAGGCTTTCGAAAGCGGCACGGCCGACCAACAGGCGAGAGCCCTTCGGAAGCTGGAGGAAGAGCGCCGCGTCCGGATGGACACGATGTCCCGCAACCAGACCCTCGATCTCACCCAGGGCGGCGGTGCCTTCGCCCGCGCCCCGGTCGATATTCAGCGTCAGATCCTCGAAGCGACAGCCCGCTTCGGCACCGTCGATCCGGCCATCCTGGCGGCGATCGGCGAGAAGGAGAACGGCTTTCGGCTTTCTGGCCCGACCAACATCAAGGACCGCTTCGGCAACCCAGCGTCGACCGCCTACGGCTACGGCCAGATCACGGTCGATGCGGAGACCGATATCCGCAAGCTGATCCCCGGCTTCGACCGCAAGGATCCGAACCAAGCGGTGATGGGGGCGGCGGCCTACCTCAGCCTGCGTCAGAAGTGGGCCGGCGGCGACCTGACCAAGGCGCTGGACGGCTACGGCACGGGACCGGGCTACGGCATCGACATCCAGCGCCGGGCTGGTCAGCTTGGAGATGCATCGAGCCTCGGCGTCGCGAAGGAGTTGGACGCACAGACGCAGGCTGTCGAGCGGAGCAGGGACGCGCTTCGCATCACGACGGAAATGTATGGCCGGAACGGCGCTGCACTGGAGGCTTCGACGCGGGCGGGCGACCTCTACCGTGAGATGCTGGCCCGCGGCGTCGCGCCCAGCGATGCGCTACGCAAGAGCCTAGAAGGTCTAGTCTACTCGGCGGAGGAGGCGACCCGGGCGACACGCCTCGTTCAGTTCGCGCGGGACGACGACTTCGCCCGCGATCAGCTCGGACGCAGCCGCATCGATCAGCAAGCCTATGCCACCGCCCGCTCGCTGACCGGCGACGTCAGCTCGGATCGGGCGCGCCTCGTCATCGACCGCACGCGCGACACGCTGGAGCTGTCCGAGAGCAGGGCCATGCTGACCGACGGCGTGACCTCCTTCGTCACCGACCTGCGTCGTGGCGGCGATGCGGCGACCGCCCTCTCAAATGCCTTCGGCAATGCAGCCGACCGGCTCATCGCCAAGGTGATGGACAGCGCGATCTCCAGTGCGTTCGGGGCCGTGGGCGGCGGCTCAGGTGGCGGCATCGGAGGGGTCTTCTCCAGCCTCTTCGGCGGCGGTAACGCGACCGGCGCCACGCTCTACTCGTCGCCGGCCGGCCCTGGCTTCTCTGCCGGCGGCTACACCGGCGCCGGCGGCCGCCTGGAGCCGGCCGGCATCGTCCACAAGGGCGAGATGGTCTGGTCGCAGGCCGATGTCGCCCGCGTCGGCGGCGTCGGGATTGCCGAGGCCATCCGGCGCGGCCTACCGGGCTATGCCGCGGGCGGACCAGTCGGTGCGCCTGCATGGATGCCGCCGCCTGCAAATGCCGCCACGGGGCGCGCGCCCGCCTTCAACTTCATCGACCAGCGGCCGGCCGGCTCGCCCGACATCGAACCGACCGCGCGGCAACGCCCGGACGGCGGCTTCGACGTGATCGTGCGCAGCGTGGAAGGCCGCATGGGCCAGCGCGCCGCTGGCGGCCAGGGGCCCTTCAAACAGGCGGCTGGCGGCGCCGGTTACCGGAACGGCTGACGCATGGCGATCCCCTCCTGGCCATCGTCCCTGCCGGACCTTCGGGGCTCGCTCTCGTCGGGCGGATCAGCCAGCCTGCATCCTACCGCTCAGGCAACGCAGTTCGACGACGGGCCGCCGCGCATGCGCCGCCGGCAGCTCTTCGTCACGACCCCGATCAGCATGACGATCGTGCTGACCATCGACCAGTTCGTGATCTTCAAGGCATTCCATCTGAACGATCTGAACACGGGCGCGCGTCGCTTCATGGCGCCGGTGCTGTTGCCGGACATGAGGCTGATCGGCCAGCGCGTGTGCTGGATCCAGGGCGAGGTGGCGTTCAAGCCCCTCGGCCCCCTGCAATACCAAGTCTCCTTCACCCTCATCGTTCAGGATTGGTGAGCCCATGACGGTGAGCGCAGCCCTGCGCGAGGCCTATGCCTCGGGCGACGACGAGTGCGTTGTCGTCGAAACGCTGGAAGTGGATCACCCCTCGCTCGATGGCCCGATCCGGCTGGTGCGGAACGTCGATGGCGAACTCGGCGAGCCCGGGGAGACGATGAACCTGCCGATCGTCGCGGGTGGGCCGCGGCTGCCGCACCTGTTCTGCGCCTTCGATCTGATCGCGCCCGGTGCCGACAGCGACGGTCCCACCGAGGGCAAGCTCCGCATGGACGACGTGTCGGACGTTCTCCACGGGCTGCTCAAGAACGTGATCGGCTATAACGAGGCGATCCGGGTCACCTTCCGGTTCTACCGCGTGCTGCCGGGCCGGCTCGATGCCGTGACCGGACCGGATGACGACAGCTACGGTGGTCTGGAAATGACGGCGGTCGAACTTTCGGCCGACAGCGCCGAGGGTGCCATCTCGTGGCCCGACGGACGGCAGCAGAACGTACCTAGCGGCCCGAACGCCTTCTTCGATCGCGCCAACTACCCGACCCTGTTCACGTGAGCGCGCAAGAGCGTTGATAAGCGACAACGGCCCGATGCGCGTTCCCGCATCGAGCCGCCAAATGAACAAACGTCTACTATTCCGCGCCCTTCTTTGCGTTGTTCTCTTTGCTTTTCTGCATATGAGCTCGCCTATTCTCTTCAAACTCATCTGCAGCAGCTTGGGACTTTTCGCTGCTGGCTGCCGCCTTCGATTTGGCAGGCTTTGCACTTTCAGCGTGGGAAATCTTCGGAATGGTCAACGCGCTGACGGAAACCGTAGCGGCAAGCAACAGCTTCATGATCTGCATCATCGTTCGCTCTCTGCATTATTGGGAAAACTATAATGCAGGATTCAAAGCCGCAAGCAACGCATATGCGCTCATTGCTTAATTCTTAAATTGAACTCAGGTTTTCCGAATTGTCCTGGCTGACAGCAACAAAAACCACTTCTACGTCATGCATCTGCAGGAACCTATGGCTGTAACGCTCTCTGACATCGAGGTCATTAGCTGCAGCGCGCATCAACGGGTTGTCTCAGGCGCAATCCAGCGATTGATGAATAGTCGCACCGCATTCATCCGCCGGTGGCGCGGGACGCCCTACGACAAGGTCGAGCGGAACTGCTGGTGGCTCGCCTCCCTGGCGCAAGCCGAACTGTTCGGCCGCGCGCTGCCGGCAGCCGACCCGGCCCTCGTGGCGGATTTCCGCGCCCGCGCCGAGGCAATGGCGACGCACCCCGCCCGAGCGGAGTGGCGCGAGATCCCGGCACCCGAGGATGGCGCTCTCGTGCTGATGGGCAAGGTCGCTGGGGCCGAGACCCATTGCGGCGTCTACCTCGCCCAGGACGGCGGCCTGATCCTGCACACCGACGAGCGGCACGGCGTCGTGCTCGACTCGCCGCTCGAACTCG